ACGGTGCTGTAGGAGGTCGTAGGAGCCACAACCTGCCATCTTTTGGTGTTGCCGTGGTAATCGGTCAGTTCGATGTAACCGCTCTGGTTTGTGCCTGATTGCGCCTTGATTTGGATGTCTAGGTATCTGTAGCCAGACATCCCCTCATAAGGTGCATAGAGCCTATCGTTGCCTGTACCGCTGATGCTTCGGTTGTTAGTCTCAGCAATAGACCAGCCGTTGAATCGGAAGCCACGGAACAGCACCCGGTTGTCTGTGCTTGAGTCTCCGTTGGTCGTTAGCCCGCTTCCGGATAGTTCGGCAGATATCCACGTCGGGACATCATTGGCTGATGTTGTGAGCGTGTTGCTACCGTACGTCGGGTCGGTCAATACCGTGGTTGTGCTGTAGTTTACAAAGGTATCTGACGCACCATAACTGCCACCAGAACTGCCAACGGTACGTGTTCCACCATCGTAGCCGGTAACAACCACATTGAGGGCATCGGGATACGCTCCCTCCCATGCTCGAATCCTGCCAGCAATAACAACGTTGCGATCCAGACAGGATGATGTGCTGATTGTTCCAGATGCAGATGAAACTATACCAAAGCCGTCGGTTGTGCCCAGCAGGCTTAGAGTCCATTCTGTTGCGCTTTGGTCGTACCAAGTGTGAGCGTGTGTGATGTCGTGTACCGATGTACCGTTGACCTTGACAAGGCTAACTGCAAAGTCGTGTCTATCGTCTCCGGAACTGAAGCCGTAAGCATCAAGCGTTGCCGTGTAGTTTGCCGTTTGTCTAGATGATGCAGCAGCAGACACGCTAACAGCACTACCGCCGGCAGATAGGCTACAAGCCGCTGTAGCGCCCGATGTGGTGCGTTCATACCAAGTATAAGAAGTTAGGCTAGGGAACCGTGTTGGTGCGCTAGAAGATGAAAAGCCAGCCTCAGCAATATCCCATAACTTATCCACGCTAACAGATGCCGAGAAATCACCGGCACACGTTGCACTTACATCCTTGTAGTTTGTCCCGCCGGTCTCGCTTCCGGAAGCCAGCACCTTATAACTTGTTGAGCTGCTACCGTGCCCGTTGTTTACCGTGATGTTAGCCCTAAGCTCCCATGTCCATGCAGAACCTGGGGATGGTGCAACGATATATGTGACAATCGCAAGTGATGCCGAAAAGCCTAGATGCCCACCAAAGGTGAAATCTGTAAAGTGCGTATTGTAATCAGGCTCTTCAGGCTGTACGGCAAAAGGGTTCCAGACTCTAACCAGCACGTTTTGTGTGTGGCTCATTGTGAGCGTGGCTGTACGTGTACCGTCAAGGTATGGCATGGCTAGGTTCCATCGCTAACGTAGACAGCACGATAGGAAGCTTTGCGGATATTGAACAAAGGGCTAAAGCCCGGTGTAATCTCCTGAACAAACTCGATGCTTGGTATCGCAATGATTCGGTAGTTTCCAAGTACAGTTGTGCCATCTGTATCCATCAGCTTGATAACATCCCCAAGCCATACAGGCCGGTTAGAAACGTTGTAAACCAGAAACGTTGCGTCAAACTCGATCAGCGTACGACCGGGCGTAAGCCTGCTATAAAGCATCAAACAAGCCGCCGTAACGGCATCCAATGTGTTGAGTGTTGGTTCCTTGAACTGGTACGGAACGGGTCTTCCTCGCCAGTTCCTAGGACGGCTTGCAGGTGGTGTATCAGCATCTTCAGCTGCACTGTCTATCTGCGTATACGGGATTCGTAACCCTGTGTTTGGATCTTGACCAATCACCGTAACCTGTGTGCATTCTGGTTGTTCGTAGTAAGAGTTCAGACTACGAATCACACGCTGTGGGCGTAGCACTTCAGCCACGCCAGCGGTCGTAGCGTCTGCGATGCTTTGATATAGCGTCATTGAAGAAGCGGTGCTGGCATTGTCTACATCAAGCCACTGGTACAGGTAACCAGACGCTGTCGGCATCCACCCGGTAATCCATGTAGCGTAATATTCTTGCTTTATCTTTTCAAGGTAGGAGCCAACCGTATCGCCATAATCAGGAGCAAGGCTGTATTGACCTTTAGAAATGTTGGTTGTGTATGGCAACTCTTGCAGTGGTGTATCACCGCCGAAATAAATGTTTGCATCGTAACCAGCAATCAGCATTAGGTCAATGATGGCGTTTACAACTGCAATGCCATCGTATGGGAATGACTCAACTAACCAAGCCAGTTCAAAGTCACCACTACGGTCAACGCCTGAATACCGATAGGTAGCCCAGTTATATGACGTGTCACGATCAAGGTATTCAATGCGTGGAGGCTGGAGCGTACCTCGAAAGAAATCTTGATATGTTGGTGTTGTTGCCCCATCAGATAAAGCAATCCGCACTGGTCTATCCGATGTTACGTCTGGTTGTTCTACGCCAGCATCCACCAACTGCTTTGCAATCGCTGTTATCTCACAAGTGGATTTTCCATCCTCGTCCACACTTAGCGTAAGCGATTTGATGTATTGGGTAACATCCACCGTGCCATCGTAAGTAGATCCAACTGGAGGGTCGTATAGGATGTCTACAGAGTACAAACCAAAAGTACCCGTGCCTGCACCAGTCAAGGCAACCTTACCTCTAACATCTTTGATAACACCGTTTGGAGTATAGGAAGTGCCATCAGCCTTGACTACGGAAGCGGTAAAAGTTGTCGAACCTATCCCAACATTGTCACCAGCAAATGTAGCCGAAAAAGTTGCACCAGTTGGTGGCGGGTAACGTAGGCTCTTAGGTTGTGTTAGGACATAGCCGGATGTTTCAAAGTTACACTTTGCGAGCTGAACAGTAGCCTGCCCAGTAGGCACTAACCACGAGAATGCAGCAGCAGGGACGATAGTGTTTGCCGTTGCTGGGCTGAGATCCGCAAAGACATGGCTAAAGTTTGTCCCGTTAGATGTCGCTACAATCAACTCTCGCCTACGGGCAGGAATCATCATAATGCTGATGAAGTCTGACCGGCTGGCCTTTGCAGTTGATGCCCCTACCGTTGGAGCAATGTTGCTATCCCCACGGTCGTAACTGCCAACAAGCACACCAGACTTGAACACTTGTGCAGTGCCATTAGCTGCAAACCACACTTCAACGGAACCAGCACTACCTACACCCCATCCGGCTTTTAGAATAACGCTCTTATCGCTGTCCTTGAGTCCAGGGACATAGAGGCTCAGGTATACGGCTTGATTAGCACTAAACGCAGTTGTAAGTGTTACACGCTCTGTGACATCCAAAGATTGCAGGTAGTAATCGCCTGATGCTTTTATCTGCATCTGCTTCCATTTGGCGGCTGTGATTAGCGTGTAGTCTGTTTTTTGATAACGGGCATATGATCCGCTGTAGGTTGTCTGCCATGCAGTAGTAACCGGCAGTGGTGCGAGCATGGTTGTAAGCGTTGCTGGGTCTTGCCAAACGTTGCTTGAGTTGGTGATATCAAAGCCGTAGACAGTGCCATCACCAGCAACCATCAAACGACCCTTTTGTGGGCGTGGCTCCGGTACGTCAAACTCAACCAGCAGTGGATGAACGTTAGCCATTAGAAGCGCCCCATAACACCGGGTTGACCGTTACGCCGTGATTCATCTCTGATGATTCTACGCATTGCTCTTTCCAAGTCTGTACCTGCTGGGATGAGCCCATTACCGAACATGCCGTAGGAGCCGTTTACAGCCGCAACCTCAGCCCCTGTAAGACCAATAGCACCCATGGTGCCACCGCCTAAGGTTTCCCTGCGTAGGGTCAAAGCATCTGCCGTATCGCCTGTATTCTTTGCAATACGTAGTAGCAGGTCGTTGGATTCTCCGACAGCACTTCCAGCCATGCCCGGTTCTTCCCCCGGCTTGAAGTATGGCCCAAAAGGTTGAGGGACTCCACCTGCTTCAGGGGCTTTTGTTGAAGCCATCTTAGCAAGAATACTGTCGGCAAACTTTTGTGCTTCCGTAAAAGGTTTCCCAAAATCAACACCTGACATGATGTCTGGGTTGCTTTTAAAACCATATCTAGATTCCAAATCAGCAAGTTCTCTAGCAGCTCGTTCTTTGGAATATAAGCCAGTGGATTCAAAGCTTGCAATGTTTCCAGCTTTACGGGAAAACTCGTTGTAACGTTCGTCTTTGGTTAGGCCAAGTTCAGCAGCCATTTGTCTGGCTTGAGCAAAAATATTTGTAAACAACTTACCGACGTTCTCAAATGTCTGCATAAGTATATTTGGAATAGATGCAGTAAAAGCAAGTATTGATGCCAATAACTTATCTACACTTGCTTGAACATTTCCGTCGGTAAATGCCTTAGTAAAGTTAGTTAATGGCCCAAGAAACTTTTCGGTTAAGTCTGCCAACACTCCGCTATCCATCATGCGCCCTATGAAATCAGTGGCATACTTTATATACGGAGTTAAGATTGTAACTAACTTTTGCCCGATTGTACGCATGGATCCTTCCCATGCGTCTTGAAGTGAAGCCAATTTAGTTTCAGTCGTATTGGCAAGTTTATCTAACATCCCGCTGTACTTTGTATCAATGATTTTTATGAAGGCTTCAAACACCTTCATTTCTTGACCTTTTTCTAACCCACCACCAGCATCAAACTTTATACCTTGCTTAGCAAAGTCTGATCGGCTCATGCCAAACATTGATAACTGCTCAGTATCAGGCAACATACCAGCCTTAAACTTTTGCGTCATGTTTAGCAAGGATTTTAATTTTTCTTCATCTGCTCCAAAAGCAGCACCAAGTTGTGCAAGCCTAGGAAGTAAAGCATTTGTTTCTACACCTGCGGCTTCAAGACCAACCGCAAGATTAGCCAACTGGTTGAATGTAAAAGGAGAAGGTGCTGAAACCTTACGAACCATGTCTAGGACTTCAGCTGCCTTTTTACCACTACCAGTAATAGCGGTCAGTCGCATAGTGAGCGATTCAAATGACACCGCTGCGTCTATAGCTGTTTTGCCAAGCATACCAAAGCCAGCAACAGTACCAGCAATCGCAACACCACCAATGGCTGATAGTGATCCAGCCGCACTTGTTGCTTTATCTCTGACTTGTTGTAGGCCTACGTGTACTTGATTCAGGGCAGATTTAATCTGCCCTATTCCATCAACACCGAGCTTTACGTTAAGTTGTGCTACTGTCACAGTATGCCCCTTGTTGCCTTTATCATGTTAATTTCGTGCTTCTCTAGATCCTGAGCAATCACGGCAACTTCCCAGATTTGGTCAAGGGTCAGGTCTACTTCTGATGGATGACGGTGCAGGTACTTAATGCAGTAATAAGCAATAAGCGACCCTACACCGCCGAGTCGTTTTTTGCGTCTGCTACCTCTTGGGTTACAGGCACATCAACATACTTATGAATGAACGACCAGTAGATAGCATAAAACGCTTGCGTGTTCTTACGGCTTAGGTCAAGCAATACACGTATAAATGCCACGTCGCTTGGGTCATCCATATCAGGGATATAGCACTTACCGATGATAAGACAGTTGACCAAAAGGTTAGGAGCCATCTCAGCATATGAGATTCTGAGCTTCTGTAAATCACCTGCATCAGGAAAGTAGTCTGCTGCTTTAGGTTGTCGGAACTTTACGATTGCTCCTTCACCAGCCCACTCACTAAGATCTACTTCTAGGATTCCGTGTTCTACTTCAGGCTCAACCGCCTTGATGGCTTTGATACCCATTATGCGCTTGTCCATGCGGTGGATACACCGTTAGCACCAAGAGTGATTGTTGCAGTCTCTGTGACCGCTTCGCCGTTGCTGATGCTGATTCCTGTGGCAGTGACAATGCCGACAAAGGTCTTTGCATTCAATGCGCCAGGAGTGATGACCACTTGGCAGTAATAGCCCTCTTTATTGAAGAAGACTGGGGAACCATCAGCTTGTTGTGTGCCGTCTACCAAGAGTTCAATCTCAATCGAACCAGATGCTTTGGTAACTTGCATCTTCTTGGTTGTGTCGCAGAGTGCAGAAACATCGGCTGTGTCAACCGTGGTAGATGTTCGCACGGAACGAGCCAAACAGGTGTAAGTGTTAGCGGTAAAGGCTGAAGGCGCACCATCTTGGAAACCACCAAAGGCGATGGTTACCACGCAGTTCTCACCAACCAGACCAAACGATTTTGTAAAAGGCATTGTCTACTCCTACTGCTGGGTCAAGCAGCGATAGACCGCTGTCACCCCGTAATCCGTCCTGCCACCATCCGATAATGCAAAGGTTTGATCCGTTGACACCCTGCGGACATAAAGCCTTGGGGTGGTAGTGGTTACCGTTTGATTATCCAAAAGTGTATCAATGCGATTCATGATGGCTTGTATTCTTGCCATACTCATCGCACCACTTTCAGTATCCCACACAGTTATTCTGTAGTTTGGATACGTGAAAACTCTAGCACCGCATAGCGTGTCTTCGTCATCACCACTTGCCCCAGCTCGACTGAACACCACATAAGGCACTTGTAGAGGCTTCCTGCTGATTGGGTCTATCTGTGGAGCCACCGTGTTGTAGATGCCCATCTGAAAGCCGTTAGGTTTATTGTCAGGAGCAAGTAGCCCCAAGAGCGTAGCATCACCGCTTAGGGTTTCATAGATCCACTGTTCAATCACCGCTGGTTCGTATGCCATTACTTAGCCTTTAATACTCGTGTTAGTGCTTTTACAAATGCCGGCTTGACCTTCATTAATGCAGGCTCCATGAATGGGCGCGGCGGTACTGTATTGCCACCTTTAGATGTCCATCCAAACTCAAGAGGAACAGCATATTTTGCAAGAGCCGTTACTTCAGCACTTGTTCTAGATTCCATGCGGTGCATGATACTGTTTGCTAGATTACCAGTATCGTTATTTGGAGGAGTACCGGGAGGGCTAGACCAATGATTTTTCCCGTACTTACGAAATCTCCCACTGCGCTTTGTGATACTGCTTTTTGCATTGCCTTCAACATCAGCAGCAGCCTTGCCGACAATCTTAGTTACTTTGTCTAAGCTTTTGACATATTGATCTATGCCTGTTGTTTTAAGGCTGACAGACATCTTTATCACGGAGCCAGAACCTCGATCTGCAATGGACCAAAGCGTCGTACCGTGCTGGACACCGTGAAGGAAATCGTTAGCCGGATATCAGCCGCTGTCGGATAAGCCGCAGGGTTGAGAACAGACAAGATGCCCTGTGCGCTGTACTGCTTCGTGAGCGTAACCGATCCGGATGGAAAGGTGTACGTGGAGCCTGTAGCAATATTAGTAAAGGTTGCACCAAGAGTTCCCGTAGTGATGTCTACAGGGCTACCTAGTTCGTCAACCAAGCGTACGACATAGGAGTGCCAGTCTCCGACCCATGCGGAGACTTGCACGACCTGCTGAGGGTCTTCAGTCAAATCATAAATCAATGCCATTAGATATCCCTCACATAGATACGCAGTGGACCGAATACCTGCGTATCGCTTGCACCCGTTGTGCGTGTAATCGTTGCAGTGTAAGTGCCAGGAGTGTTAGTCACCGTAGTATCGATTGTAAACGTAGCACGTCCATCAGCTGCATATGTTGCCGTACAGGAGTACGTGTCAACCAGCGTAGCACCAGAGTTGTATACCTTAGCCGTAACCGTTGCTGAGGTGATGTCAATCCCTGCTCCGTTGTTGTCTACACACTGAATATCGATGCCGTGCTGTGCGCCCTTCTGGATGTCCAGCGGATCAGATGCTCCAAGACCATCAGCCTTGACTTCAAAAGGACCCATGCGAACCAGAGCGGCTGAGGTAACCGGAGTCACCAACTCTGCGTTGACATACTGGCCGAACGTGCCTACCGTAGTGTGTCCGCTTCGAGCTTCATCCCATACAGCGTCAGCGATAGCACCTGTGTTGACATTGGTATTGACGTACTCGCCAAAGGTTCCAGCCGTTGCGTACGATGAGCGTACAGCGTTCCAAACTGCACCAGCAGTCTGCGCTTCCGTCAACCAAGCAGTACTAGGGTCGAAGCCTGTCAGCTGATATTCAAGCGATACTGGAGCCATACCAGATGCACCCTTGAGCATCACAACAGCGTGGTCTACACCAGTAGCAAATACTGCGTTAGGAATATCAAACCGATAGATGCCCGGTAGGTTTGTTGCGTCTACCTCAACCCATCCGCCAGATGACCAAGCACCGGTCACTGTTTGCGTTGCCAGTGTGATTGCCGTTGCACTTCCAGCCGGTCGAACATAGTAAGCAGTGAAGCCAGCGGCGTTATATGCAATGCCGGTTTTACCGCCACCTGTCGTACTTGCGCTGTCCTGCACAAACACGTACTCGGAGCGGTTGGATGTGGCTTGCGCCTGTACGAATAACTTAGCCACGAATGCCCCCTGTCATGCCCGGATGCGTCAAGAGACCACCGCCGAGGTTTCTGTTTTCGATTGCACCGACAGTCGGATTGCCAGTCCAAGTATTGCCGTAAAGGTCAACCGTAGGTGCGCCTGTTGCCGTTCCTGCCCCAATGATTGGAGCACCTGCGATAGGTGCAAACCAAGGTAAACCATTGATTCCTTGTATTCTTCCACTAGACATATCAAGCATAGGAGCGGATACATTATTAGTAGTTGGTGAAATACTTGAATAATTTACGGCTGCATAAATATAGTTATTTGTTTGTGTTATTGTTTGACCATTACCTTGAACACCTGTGCCTTTTACAGCATAGATAAGATTATTTCTAAGCTCAGTCGTTACTGAACCAAAACTGCCAACATTGTATAAAATCAATCCTTGTGTTTGACCCATAATCGTGTTGTTAAATACTTTTGCACCAGTTACAAATGTGCTGAAATTTTCGACAATTAATCCATAGTCAGACAAACCAGAAAGCATGAAAGTATCTTTTATATTGCAGTCAATATTGTAGTTAGTTGTTTGTGACGCAATTAGACACCATATTGACAATGGCGCAAATACACTACACCTGTCGATTGTCAATGATTTCGCACCAGTTGCACAGTACCAGTTAATGCCGACCTGCCGACTTGTCACTGTTGATTGAACAACACATCGAGTTACCGAGAGATTACTTCCACGCAAGAATAGAACCGCGGCTGATGGAGTGTTGACAGGGACTGTGCCGACAGGATTACCATCTAGATATAAATCCTGTACATCAATGTAATCGCCAATAATGGCTAAAGTATTGCTTGCAGTCGGAACAGTTGTATCTGATGTGTAATTTGTTACCCTCACAACTCCAGTAGAACCAGAAGTCCAAGCCTGTGTAAATCTTGGGTCACCGTAAATCTTAATCGTATTCCCAGCAGTGCCATTACCAGCCCCATAAGTAACTGTTCCACGATACGTGCCGGGAGCAATCCAAAGCGTGTCGCCAGCCACTAGCCCGGGATTAGTTCCAGATGCAGCACCTAAAGCAAATCCTAATGTAAGCCAAGGAGTGCTTGCACTTGTGCCGTTATTGGAATTTGACCCATATGTTGCTACGTAGTAAGTTGCCATTATTCAGCTGACCCTGCGACGATTTCCTGAGCCATAATTACTGCAAACTGATTGCTGTAATTGCGCTGAAATTGTGTATCCTGCAAAACCCACCAACCAAAAACACTCGTACCATTCTCGCCAAATGTACCGATAAGATTGCCATCGTTATCATAGATGTCGCCGAACACAATCCAATCACCTGGTGAGTTAGGGTTAGGCTCTAAGCGGTAGTTTTGAAAGTTCATTTACCCACCTTCAAAGCGTTCATATCGGTACCCTTGAAAGGCATAGTGAGGAACGCCAGCACACTGGACACCGCAGCGGAGACTCCAGCCGCTACCGCCTTCGAGCCGTAGAGTGCCATCACTGCGCCCAGCTCGGCGACATCCTGCGCTTGTGATGTACGGATGCCATCACCGAAAACGGTAGTGAAGGAAGCCACGAAAGCTACGATCACAACTACGACCAATCGCTTGATTGAAATTCCATTCATGTCCTTCGTGCCTCCAATGCGCTTACCTTGTTTTCTAACTTACCGAGTCTTTGTTCTATCAGGCGGACTTCTTGCCCCTGCCGGTCAAGTGCAGACAGTATGCCAGCGTTTTGTACTTCAAGCTTTGCCAAGCGCACTTGCAATGCCACCCATGCAGATCCGATTGTGATGAGTGTTACAAATGCTTGTATGCCTATCTGAACCCAATTATCTAAACTCATGCCGTCCGCTCCACCAGCCCTACGTGCTGTACTAAAAGGTCGGTCTGTCCAAAGTCTGTCCCGACCACATCGTAATACTTGGAATCGTCACCTACAACATAAATACGGTCGTGAGCCATCACATCAGCCGATACCGGCAAGGTAACATTCCAACCTGCTGATGGTTGGATGCCACCACCAACAATGCTTTCTGTGTCGCTCTGGTTGCTTATCCTGCACTTGTAATTAGCAACCTTGCGCCATGTCTCAGTAACACCGCCGCGCCCATCTTCAGTCAGCGTGAAGCGGTGAACCTCAATAGGTGTCTGGCATAGGTTGCGTACCAAGCCAGCCTGCAGCGTTGCACGGAGGATAGGGCTCATGCGAACACCACCGGGCGATAACGTTCAGCCATCTCAATGCAGTGCGCTTTGAGTTGGCTTAGCTTCACATCGCTTGTGCCTTCCTTGGCATCGATGTCAGAAGCACAGCGGGATGCTTTGATGAACCATGCTTGCCGGGTAGCAGTCCGGACATCGTAGCGCTCCACGTTAGCAGGTCCCATATCAACCCACATTAGGACAGGGTCGCTGGTGCCATCTAGGACGCTCCAGCCCTTCCACTGTCCACCGGGATATTCTGCCCATTCTGGTTCTGTGGTTGATGTCGTACCGGCTACACGACACTCATACACCCTGCCATTAGGAGTGCTAGGGACTACACGATCGCCAACAGCATAAGTCGTGCTGGCTGTCCATGTCGTAAACCGTGAGTAGGAATCAAGGATAGAGCCTATCTCGGTTGTGGACAGTTGTGGGTATGACTGGGCATCCACGAACAGGCTCACTTGTGCAATGGCTTCGGCACGGGTCAACATAGTGTAAGTATCCCACACGAGAATCAGCGCAAGACTAACGCAATAGACAAAGAGAAAGCCCCCGGCAGTGATGCCGAGGGCTTTGTAGCGAGTCTGCTAGGATTATGTAGCAGAGGATGCACCAACGATGAGCGAGCCTGGGACTCGTGCAGATGCTGTACCGGAAACGTTTCCGATATCAAATGCGGAGAAGGCGTAACGCTCGGTTGCCTTGAATGCAAGTGCATCTTCCTTGAAGTACTGCTGATCGGATACTTCAATCGTAACCGAGCGACGGTCACCGAATGCAGTTCCAACCGACAGGTCACCAAGCAGGATGTAAGGCGTAGAAGCTGCAAGGGTTTTCTGCATATTCTGAACGAATACAACATCATAACCAAAGAGCTTAGGCTGTGCGCCGAATGCCTGCTGGAGGTCAAGGATAGCGTTTCCGCTAAGTGCGTTGAGCAGAGGAGCGATGGCGTTGTACCAGATCTCCTTGTGCATATACCACTTGGCGTTAGCTGCGTAGGTTGGCAAGCGTCCTACCATCGTTGCGAGGTTGGTCAACGTTGGAGCATACGTGATTGTCTGCCCGGTCGTGAACTGAACCAAGGAAGCGATGTTAGCCTTCGTTGCGTTGGCATTGTAGACAGCCCAGAGACAACCATCAATGGATGTGGTTGCATCTGTCGCATTGTTGAACACAACACGGTCTTCTTCCTTAGCCAAGACATAAGCCATGTCACGGGCAAGGGATGCACCAAAGTCGATGATGCTGTCTTCTGCGAGTTCCTTGGAAACCTGCGTAAGAACTGCTGCCTTCTTCGCTGTCAAGCTAACCTGTGCAAAGGTCATATCCGACAATGTGATTGCCGTATTCTCACCCGGGTAGTAGACAGTTGTCGATGCAGTGCTGTTTGGTACACGGAGCGTATCGCTGGACATCGGGTAGATGCGGCAGTTTTGACGTGCAATACCAAATTGCTCACGGAGGTAGATAAGGTCGCTGGACAATGGATCTGGGACTGTGTAGCCACCAGCACTGTCTGTGCCTTCGTTTGCCTTGATGTGGTTCTTGACCCAATCGGTAGCCTTGCGGTTGCCCATAATGGAGCGAGCCCACTGACCCCAAGCGTATGCCTTGTAGTTGCGCTCTTCGGCAGTATCACCTGGGAGGAGGTCGGTGATGCGCTTTGATACGCCACCGGACTTCCATGGCTTGTCTTCTACAGGAGCGGAAGCAACAGGAGCGGTAACGCCGAGGGACTTGATGGTCTCTATGCGCTCTTCGATGTTCTTTGCCTCAGCCATCAGTGACTTGACCTGTGCAAGGTCTCCATCACCAGCTGCGAGTTCACGAGCGGAAGCGAGAAAACCTTCACGCTTGGCTTGTAGTTGTTCGATATTCATAGTTGTGTTAACAACTCCAAACGGGCGAGCAGTTCGGCTCGCTCGTTTACATCAGTGGCTTTCGCCTCGACTACGAGATCCGGTTGCTTCTCTGGCTGGTCTGCGTCCCGCAGTGAATCCCAGACAACAGGGGCAAGGCGCTTCGCGCTTGACCGGCTAAGACCGACTGCATCCCGCAGCCGACGTTCGACACCCCGCAGTGATACAGGGTGAATACACTTTTTACCGTGCATGGCATAGAGAGCCTTTGCACGTTCTGCGAAAGCATCGACCAAGGCATTAGCCATGTCGGCACTCTCGATCACTTCCATTGCACCAGAAAGCGCATCCCAGTAGGCTTCAAGCCCTTCGTGGATAAGTTCTCCTTCGGCTTCCTTGAATATCTCAGCTGCATACTCAGCGGCTGATTGCTCAGGCATCGGAGCCACAACCATCTCTTCTTCTTCCATCATAGGCTCCATCCCGTACATCTCCTCTAGGCTCTTGACCGAGTTTCGGTACTCGGCAGGTGTAGGTGTGATGCTTGCCTCAGCGATACACCAGCGGGTAATCTCGCTTGCCTTGCCTACGCTTTTACGCTCGACCATATGACCAGCCGCACCAGACGAATAACCCATCTTGCCCTGTTTGCAAAGCTTGGCGATCATGCTTCCGTATTCATCAGCCATATCTAACTGCGCTTCGTACCATAGCCCGGTTTCGTCCATCTTGACGTAGCCAGTACCGATAGACTTCTTGCCGATCATCTTGTCCATGCCGTGGTGATAGTAGACATTCAAAGGGACACGCTCACCGGCTTTGATCGGGAATCCAAAGTCTGTCTGAGGTGTGAAGTAGTCACCCTCTAGATCGGTTGCATCAGGAGAGCCAAAGCGCACAAGGTAGCCTTTGACGCTTCCAAGGCGGTCTGACTTAATCGAATCACTGTAGACGGTTAGCAGGTCCATAGCGTAAGTATCCCACACACCCTATACGAGGCTCCGTAGTGGCAGTACACGGGTTGTAGGTCCCCAGTCTTGGTTGTCCTGCACCTGCACAAAATCAGCAAGCGGTTTGC